GAGGGCCTGACCAACGGCATCAACGGCAGCCTCTACGGCATCCCCGTGGTGATCTCGCAGTTCATGCCGACCGGCACGGCCGCCGCCAACGTCGCGTTCGTCGTGGGCGACTTCAGCAACGTCGAGATCTACGACCGTGGTCCCATCGAGTTCATGCTCGACCAGTACACCGATCTCGCGAAGCTCAACGTCTTCCTCCAGACGTGGAAGCGCAGCGACCTGACGGTGATGGCCGGCGCTTCGGGCTACCGCCCCTTCGCGCACGCCGAGTTCAAGTGATCCATTCTCCCCATGGGGTTGCGCGGGGAAACCCGCGCGACCCTTTTCGATGTCGGTACCGCTCTCAACCATCAAGTCGGCGCTCAAGGTCGACTACACGGACGATGACACGGAGCTGATTCGGCTCCGCGAGGTCGCCAACGTGTACGTCGAAAAGCGCACCGGGCTCGCGCTCAGCGCGCGTAGCGAGGCGCTGTACCTGTCGACGTGGACAGATTCGCTGATCCCCGTGGCACCGTACACGGGGCTGACGCACGTCAGGTACTACGACACCGGCAACAATCAGGTCACGATGCCGGCCGCCGACTACTGGCTCGACCAGTCCGACGGACCGATGCCGATCATCCGGTTCAAGCAGGCACCGCAGATCTTCGACGGCTCGGTGGTCATCGTCACCTATACCGCCGGGTACGCGAACATCCCCGACCCGCTGGTGCACACCATCATCTCGCTCGTCGGCGGTTGGTACAACAACCCCGAGTCCATGCAGCCCATCGGCCTCAACCCCGTGCCGTTTGGGGTTGACGCCATCCTCGACATGTACGCCGTGCGGAGTCCGATCCGATGATCTCGGGTGGCGTCCTGCAGTTTAAGGCGACGCGCCTCGCGGCATCCGATTCGCAGGATGCGCTCGGAATGCGCACCGACGTATGGGACGCGGCGGGCACCTTCCGCTGCGACCTACGCAACGACTCGACCACCGAGCAGCAGTACGCCGACGGCGTCGCCGTACGGCGCACGTGCGAGGTCCGCGCGCGCTGGCAGGCGGTGCAGGGCGTCGGGCTTACCGAGGTCGACCGCCTGGACGTGCGCGGGCGCATCCTGCGCGTCCAGTCGATCCGCAACCTGGATGAGGCCGACCGCGTCGCCGTGATCCTCTGCGAGGAAATCGACTAATGGCGACCATCGAGGAAGCCGTCCGCGCGATGCTCATCACCGGCACGACGCTGTCGGCGAACGGCATCGACGTGCCCGACGCGCGCGTCACTCACGGCTATCGCCTGCAGTCGACGGCGCTGCCTGCAGTTACGTACGAAGTGTCCAACCAGGCACCCGCCGATGTTTCGCGCGGCATCATGCAGGGCGAGCTCGCCGTCACGGGGATCGCCGAGACCAGCATCGACGCCGCGACCATCGGCGACGCGATTGAGGCCGCCCTTGTCGCTGGGACATATTCAAGCATCGACATCGATTCCATCGTCATCACTAGCAAGACCCTCGCGCCGCCTGCCGTCGGGCTCGGGGACGAGCAGGAACCCGCCACGGTGACGGTCAACGCAACGATCCATTGGAGGCCATGAGATGGCTGTTCACAACACTTCGGATTTTACCTTCACCGTCGACGCGACCGCAGTCGCCGGCATCGTCGATGCGACCGTCACGCTCAATACCGAGACGGTGGACGTAACTGAGCTCGGCAATACGGCGCGCACGTACGTTGCCGGTATCACGAACGGAACCGCGTCGGGAAACCTCTACTACGACATCGGCGACGCTGGCGTCGCTGCGTTGCAGGCTGCTGCGTTGTCCGGTGCGGAAATAGCGTGCGTATTCACGCTGTACGCCAGCACGACGATCACTGCCAACGCCATCGTCACAAGCTGGACGCCAAGCGTGGCCATCGCCGATGTCGTGCGCGTTGCGTTTGAACTGCAGTTCACCGGAACGGTTTCCGATGCCTGACATCCGAGCCATCCTCGCGCTTGAGCCGGTTCCATTCCAGTGGAACGGGCACACGTTCCACCTGTCGCGGCCGACGCTGCTCGACCTGATCGAGGCCATCGACATCAACACGCAGGACCCGAAGCGCGGCCGGCAGTTCGGGCTGTTCCGTCACCTCCACACCGAGGACGGGCAGCCGGTGTTTCCCAGCATCGAGGCGGCCGGCGGCTGCCCTGCAGGGCTTGCCGCGAAGGCGGTCCCCATGATCGAGGCGCTGTACAGCGAAGGCGCGGACTAGGCCGGGACGCGCGGCAGCTGCTCGCGCGCGTCCTTCGGAACAGACGGGCGGCACCTTGGGAACGGTCGGTTCTAGAGCTCATCGTTGAGCTTGACGTGCCGGACTGGAAGGGCATTAGAAGGCGACTCAATGAGCTCTCCAAATCTAACCTTCCGACCGGACCCAGGCGACCTGAAGGCGATAAGTGCCGCCCTGGACGAGTTTGAAAAGAAGGTGAAGATCCGCATCGCCAAGAACGCCCTGAGGCAGTTCGCGCGGGAAGAGATGGCGCTGATCTCGCAGCGCAACGACAGGTATCTCAACCCGAAGCACATGGCGTACCGCATCAAGTTCTGGCCGAAGGGCGTCATCTGGCTAGGCGTCGGATATCGCGACCCGCCGGTGAAAATAAAGGGCAAGTTCTACAGCGACTACGGCGGCAGCGGCCGCGCGCGCCGCAAGGCGTACGACGAGATGGGCGTCGGTTGGCGCTCCCATTTCGCAGAGCTCGGATGGCACAGCTGGGCGAAGGGAATGACGCACCCAGGTACGGGCGCGCGCACCATCGAGCTCGGTCGCGCGTGGAAACGTGGTCTGCGGCATCGTGGACGCGGCAAGTACCACATCGGCACGGGCGCGTCGCGCATCGTGCACCAGGCGTTTGGTCCGAAGGTGCTGCCTTACCTTGCCCGCGAGGTCGAGTTTGAGATTTCCAAGATGAGCAAGGGACGCAAGGCGCGACGCCAGAAGGTGAGCCGGTTCCTATGAAACTCCCAACGCTGAACGTCGACGTGGCGGTCAACACGTCGGGCATGAAGAAGCAGATCGAGGACGCCAACAAGAAGCTGCAGGGGATCGGCGGCAAGGGCCTGGCGTTCGCCGGCGGCGCTGCTGGCAAGCTCGGCAGCCTCGGCGCGCTCGGCGGCACCGCCGGCAGCCTCGCCATCGGCGCGGGCGGCATCGCGCTGGCGGCCGCTGCCCCCGTCAAGCTCGCGGGCGCAATCATGGATTCGTTCCGCGCGACCGTGACCGAGGCCAACAAGACGCTGTCCGAGTTTGCCAAGACGGGCAAGACCACGACGATGAGCGCCGTCCAGGCGGCAAGCATCGCGGCGGCTGCGGGTCCGCAGGATCAGTTCAAGCCGACGGGTTTCTTCGGTGGACTCTCGCGGGGATTCGGTTCTGGTGGCGAAAACGTCATCTCCAACTGGGCCAGCAACCTTGAGAAGGGCGCGAGCTGGTTGGGCACGTTCATCGGCGCATCGCTCGGCAACCTCGGCGGGCAGCGCGACATTGGCGAGATCATGCGCGAGGCCGACCTGTCGGTGGTTGGCAGCGAGCAGGAAGCGCGTACCCTGTACTCGCGCGAGGAACTGCGGGAGCTCGACAGGCAGATGGCGAACTTCCAGCGCCAGATGCGGGAGACCACGACATGATCCAGTCCGGCGAGTACAAAGCCTACCTCAAGAGCACGTCGGTGTCGCAGGGCGACATCTGGGACGTGCACTCGGCTACCGAGGTCTACCACGTCGAGAAGATCAAGCTTGACGCGCAGAGCCAACCAGAGCCGATCACGCCGTTCACGCCGGTCAACATCCTGTGGGACGATGTGACGCAGGGCGCGCCGGTCATCAAGAACATCGGCGAGCAGTACGGCGGCGGCAGCGACTGGCTGAGCGGAGCGCTTGTGCGCGGCATCGACTGGAACATGGGCGGAAACGGCAAGGGCCTTACCGCGACCGTGCGCTACAGCACGCGATACTTTGAGACCAAGTTCGGCAAGGGGCTTGCCCGCGAACAGGAGAACATCGCAGAAGCTGCGGCGCTTGAGGATGGCGCGCGATGCCTGCTGCTTCCCTGCATGGTCATTCCCACGTTCCGCACGCGGTCGATGAAGATGTACCGGGACAACCCGTCTATGACTGGCCCGAACGCTACAAACGACATCTCGGCGTCGGACATCGGCGGGCTTCAGAAGCAGCGAGACATCGACGTGCGACAGGTCGCGCTCAAGCTGCGGTTCGTGGTCGACGCGAATAGCCAGGGCATCGACGCGCTGACGGGCGTGCTGCAGGCGTACGTCGGCAAGAAGAACAGCGACTCATTCCTCGGCTACGGCGCGCAGAACCTCATCTGTGACGGCGCGGCGATCAACCACCTAGAGCATGAGTTCTACGAAGTGGTCATGGACTACCTGTACGACGAGTACTTTCATCACAGCCAGATCGTGCAGCCCGACCAGGACGGCCGCCCGCGCATGATGGGCACCGATTACGCCGACGTGCGCTGGGCGCGCGACGCGCGGACGGCAGTCGCGTTCAACGACATCTGGCCCGACGGGTTTCTCGGCGAGAGCATGAAGTACCAGGCGTTCATGGGGGTCTGGTACTGATGTTCCGTGCGGACTACACGTACCGCAGGCACAAGGACCTCGACAAGGCGGCCCGGCTGTCGCCTGAGATCGAGGGCGTGGAGTCGCGCCTCTTCAAGATCACCGACACGATTGTCTTGAACCAAGGCAACGCGCGGTACGTGTACACGCTGTATCAGGCGCGCGTGCAGAATCTTGCGGGCGGGTATCAGGTCGCGACCACCGCGAACACCTACCCGCACATCGGCCTATCGGTGAGCGAACTATCGAACGCCAGCGCGTTCTACGCGTACGGCGTCACGAAGACGAACCTTCCCGCAGGGTTCACCGCGAAGCCGATTCCGATCAACACGTTCGTCCTAGCGGTCCCGCACCGCAACCAGGACGGCACGCTGCTCTGGCTGATCCTCAACACGCAGGCCATCGACGGCGTCTGCAACACGCCGCTGACGGGCGACACCGACTACGGCAGCATCCTGCAGCCGCTGCTCGATGACGAGTACGGCACGTTCGAGGCCGAAGAGGGCGAGACCGACTACGGCGCAATCAACATCTACGACTACGCCACGTTCGCGTTCCCGATGAACGACCTGGACTTCGCGACGTTCGCGAACCCATATCTCCCTGAAAACGACATGGGGACCTTTACCTAATGGCACTGAAGCTACGACGCGGCGTCAACGCCGACCGCACGGGGATCACGCCCGCACAGGGCGAGCCGATCTACACCACCGACACCAAGAAGCTGTACATCGGCGACGGCACCACCGCCGGCGGAGTCGAGGTCGGCGGCGGCGGCACGCTCACGGTCAACACGCAGGACTTCACCGCGAGCGGCACGTGGACGAAGCCCGCGAACGCGCTCTGGGTCGAGGTCACGATGTGCGGCGGCGGCGAGGGCGGCGAGGCCGGCAGTACCACCGGTGCTGGTCGCGCTGGCAATGCCGGTCGAATCGCCAGCAAGACTTTCATCGCTGCTGATCTTTCCGCTACGGAAACCGTGACATGTGGTGCCGCGATGGCCGCCGGGACATGGTCGAGCAGTTCAACGAGTTCCTTTGGCACCAAGCTGTATGCGCCCGGTGCGTTTGTCGGAGGTTCAATCGGAGGATCGGACAGCGAAACCGGTGCAATCTTCTGGCAGCTTGCAAACGATCTCGGCGCGCCAAACGGTGGTTTTTTTGGTCAGGGCGGCATAAATGGAGAGGACGGCCGAGTGGGCCGACCGATGGGCCCAGGCGGCGGTGGAGGAGGAGCAAGCAGCGGCGCCGCTGGTGCTGGCGGCAAGGCGGCCTCGGGTGAGGCTGACGCCACCGACGATTACAAGATCAAGCGGGGTGGCGGCGGCGCAAGCGGTGGGAGCGGCACGACGGGCGCGGCCGGAGGCGCAGGCGGCTACGACACCGTCACAGGATTCGGCAACGGCGGCGGCGGCGGCGCTAGGCACACTTCCGGGGCGGGCGGCGCTGGCGGCGCAGCCGTGCGTGGCGGCGGCGGCGGCGGCGGCGGCCAGGGCACCACGGCAGGCGGTGCCGGCGGCGCTGGCGGAGCGGGCTTCGTTCGCGTGAGAACCCTCTGTTTCGGATGATCGACCATGGCACAAGACACTGACAGCCCACAGCGCGACTTCGTCCTGCAGAAGGGCGCGAACTACACCTTCACGGTGCACGTCGGCGCGAACGTCAGCGGCCACAGCTTCTCGCTCGTCGGAAAGCCGTCGCACAGCTCCACCACCGAGGTGTTCAACCTGTCCTCGCTTGAGGGCACGATTACAACGACCGTCCAGGGCGGCCATACCGACATCGTCTGTTCGTTCGATGACTCGGTCACGTCGCTCATGTCCGCGCCGCAGTACGGCGTCTACGCCCTGCAGGGCACTTCCGCGAGCGTCACGACGCGCTACTCGGAAGGTACTTTCTACGTCGTTCCCTGATGGCGAAACAACCAACCGGAGGCCCCGTGGCACGCTTTGGAATCATTGGAAACGTAACTGCACCGATCAGTACGGGATCGTTCGCGCAGCTGTCCGCGACTGACAACCGCACCGGTGGAAACCTCATCATTGTCCCTCAGGCGAACGTCGTGCTGCGCTACCCCGGCGCGTCGGGCACCGAGGTCACGCTGCTGTCATCGTTCCTTCAGGTCAACCTCGGCGACGCCGATCCGACCCAGGTCTACGTTCGGTCGGCCGGTTCCGCGACCACTGTCGGAGCGTGGTACAGCTGAAATGGACATCGCTACGCTCGCTGGCGCCCTCGGCATCATCGCATCCGTGGTGACTACCACGATGGTTGTCGTTGGGAAGCTGACGCGCGTCGAGGTGATGCTTGCCGAGCTGCGGGCGACGATGGCGCACTACGAAAGCCGCATTGCGGCACTGGAGCGGAGGCACAATGAAAGGCAACCGTAAGACCACCTTGGCGGGCATCGCAGCAATCCTGACGGCGGCAGCCGGCATCCTCAACGGGTGGCCAGACGCAGTCGACTGGCCTGCAGCCGTGTCGGCCATTATCGCGGGCGTCGGCCTGATCCTCGCAAAGGACGCGGAGCCGCGTGCGTGATCTCCTCACGGGCATCGTGCGCGGACTGCTCGCGTGGTTCGCGGAGCGCCACGGGACGGCGGTGGATTCCCACCGCGATGGCCGCCTCCGCGTTGCTGGCCGCCGCTTGCGCGGTTGGCTGCACGCGCACGGTGCTCGTTTCCGAAGGTAGCCCAGTCCGCATCGGGCCATGCGCTCAAGCGCGTGTCTACTCCCTTGAGGGCGCACAGTGGCGGCTCGGCGACAACCGCGTCGAACTGCCGGAGGGGTGGTACCTGGTGCCGCCGTCGTTTGTGGAGGTCGAGGAGTGAGCGCCCATTGGACTTGCTGCTGCGACGGAGGCGGATCGACGCCGGTTTGCTGCCCGACGGACAGCTACACGTGGGCGTCGACCGTCTGCAGCATGAGGTTCGATGGGGCTGCGCCAAATCAGGTCAACAACGCGATATCGACGGGGAACTACATCCTCGGCACCATCGCGACGGTCAGCGTCAATCCGTCGCTGCTGTCGGCCCGCACCATCGTCAAGGTTGGTCTGACTGGTGCCACGACGCCGCAATGCGCGTACGGGATGCGATCCCCCAACCCAAACTTCTGTCAGCCGGCAACGTGGGCGGTTGGTACGCCGTTCGTGAACGGCACTGCCTACATGTACCAGGGCACTGACCGCATTCCCGTCAGCGAGTACATCATGTACCACTGGGTGACGCCGTGGAATGAACTGGGCGTCGCCAAATGGGAGATCGGCATCACGCTCACGCTGAAGTTCATCAATCCTCTGTCGAGCACGTCGATCACGTTCGCCACGGTGTCCCACGGCGCGGTCAGCGGCACGATCATCAACAGCAACTCATGTCCGACCGGGCTGACGTTCAACAACACGCTGTCGTGTGGGCGAACGACGCAGACGCTTCAGCGCGGCCACGCGCGCGTACACATCGACCAGTTCAGCTTCTGCTCGCCGCCCCTAAATGCCCTGCCTGGCTTCCACCCATACAGCAACGTGAACTTCTTCTGTCCGGTCGAGTCGACGTTTGTTGGGACGATCACGTGAGTTGCAGGCACCTGACCGTGGGCACGTGCGGAAACCCAGATGCCGTCGCCGAGCACCTGACCGACCAGCCGTCGGACGCGATGTGCCGGGCATGCTGGCGTTACGACGGCCCCGCGCGCGGCCTTGGCGACGTCGTGCACGCGGTCGCCAAGGCGACGGGCGTAGCGGCGGTGGTCCATGCCGTCGCCCCAGACTGCGGGTGCGCAGAGCGCAGGAAATCGCTGAATGAGCGGTTTCCCGCTCAAGGCCCTTGACGGGTCTAGCCGATCTTCTTAGCGTGGCTAAGCATGGATAAGAGGTACGCAATCGCCGTTTCTCAGGAGGATCACGCGCTCGTCACCGAGCTCGCGCAGAAGCTTGGGCGTTCCCGAGCCGACATCGTGCGCGAGGCGCTGGCGGGGTTCGTGCTGATCCGAGACCTCAATGAGCAGATCGCTCGGAAGGAAACCAGACCATGGCAGAATGGATCGGAATCGCCCTCGCGGCGGCAGCAATCACGTTTGTCGGCCTCTGCGCTGTGTGGCCGTTGTTCGATGACCGGGAGGTCCGATGAGCAGTGAACTGGCAAAACTCCCCTCGCAGCCCGTCGCGGCGCTCGAGCCCCTGCGGGAACAGGTCCGCATCGTCCAGGCGCTGAGCAAGCCCGTGACCGAGCGGTACTGCATCACGTTGCAGGGACGGCAGTACGTTCAAGTCGCCGGGGCCACGCTCATCGCCAACGCCATGGGCTACGCCGTGCGCGAGGTCGAGGTGAAGCGCGTCGATTTCGGTGGCGGCATCAGCGGTTGGGAGGCCACCGCCGAGATCCTCGACATTGAAACCGGCACGATCATCGGGCGCGGCTCGGGTATCGTGACGGACGATGAGAAGCCGTGGGGGTCGCGCCCCCAGTTCGCCCGGCGCGCCATGGCCTCGACGCGTGCCGCTGGTCGCGCGCTGCGCCTATCGCTGGGGCACCTCTTCTGCTACCTCGGCGACCGCGTGGCGTCGGTGACGGCAGAGGAGATGCCTGAAGACACCAAGTAGTCTTTCCCGAACGCCCCGGGCGGGGGAGCACCCGCCCCCGCTCGGGGTTTCATGCGTGGGAGCAAATTGATTTCGGGCGCGGTCATCCGCGTCAGGTTGCACCCCGCGGCCTCTGCGAATCAATCCTCTCCACGGGTTCAATCGGACGCTCCCATGCATTTTCAAAATTCCCCCTCTTCCCCCCCTGCACCCCCCCTTGCACCCCCTTGACAGCGCGGTTAAGCTGTGCAGCAGCTAAGCGCTCAGCGCGCAGTCTGTCTGTCCAGCTTAAACCCGCCCTGTCCAAGGGGTGTGCGCGAGGGACAAGACCATGGACCAGACACAAATGAGAGAATGGCACACCACGCGCGAGGGGCTGTTTCCCACGAAACTGCCCTACACCGCCGTCACCGCAATCAACTCGCAGCTTCCCCAGCTGGAGTTCAAACGCGCCATGAAGGCCCTAACCGTCTACGCGCAGCAGAAGCCCTACAAGGGGTTCTACATGCTCAAGTACATGGTGTGGTACGAACGCGCTTCGACGGACGAACGTCCGCTCGGCACGCCGGGTACCGCGCCTAAGGGCGCGCCCCCGGCTGACGAAACGGATTGGGAGGATTCACAGACAGCCGAACGCCGTGAGCGCGAGGCATACGAGGCGCTGCCGAACGACTACCGAGAGGCGTGCAAGGCGCGCTTCGCCGATTGGGGCTGGCCCGTCGGCTCCCGCGCGTGGCGGCTGATCTGCCTGGACGCCTACGTCGGCCGCGATGTCGAGCGCTACCGCATCGGCACGAACGTGTTCACCGAGGATCAGGACAAGGCGCGCGAGTTCAAGGAGCGCGCAGAGTTCATGCAGCGGCGCGGTTACATCGAGCTGTGTCAGGCGCTGCGCGTCGAGATCCGTCGCCTAGGAGGTACCGTCGATGTCATCGCCTGACAAGACCCTGATCGAGTTCGCGCAGACGCGCGCAGAAGCAGACGAGCGCTTGCGTGAGCCCATGTGGTCCGAGCGGCAAGCCGCGATCCTCGAGGATGACCAGCCCGACAGGCGCGAACCTGTCGGCGATGTCGGTAGGCTCATGCATGAGCTTGCCAACGCCAACATCACGATCAACGTGCTGCGGAGCGACGTGGCAGACTGGGCGAGGCTGTTCCTCGCCGTGACCGCAAACGACGGGCTAGGCGGCTGCCCGGTTCCGCATAGCGTCTATACGCGCTGCTGGCGCTGTTCGGCGCGCGCGCAGGCGGCGCAGATACTGGAGGTGCATCGTGGAAGATGACATCGTGACGCGGCTCAGACATTGGGCAAAGGGCGCGGCCGAGCAAGAAGTGCAGGATGTCGTTGATGGGCTCAACTACGCCGCCGACGAGATCGAGCGGCTGCGACGGAACACGGGCTGCGCTCGGAACCAGCGTTCCACGCAGTTCTGTGCCGAGGCGCTGGACGCCCAGCGCGAGATAGAACGGTTGCGCGAAGAGCGCGATGAAGCGAGGCGCGCCATCATCACGTTGCTCGCTGGCACCGACATCCGCACTATGCATCGCTTGGCTGATGAACGCGGATGGACATGCTTCCATGACAACGCTGCACGTCGCAGCACCGCGCCGACCCCCGCAAACACCGGGGGCGGCGCGGATCACCAAATCCCCGAGGCGCTGTGATGCACACCGAGCACTTTGAACTGATCGCGGCCCTGCGCGCCGAGAATGAACGGCTGACGCGTCAGAACGCCGAGCTGGGCGCGCTGCGCGCCATCATCGACGCCCAGGACAAGCTGCTGGCAAGCGCCAGCGCCGAACTGGCGCACCAAGAGAAGTTCCTGCGCGAGATCCAGCAAAAGCTGAAGGAGATGCAGACGCCATGAGCGGGATGCAACGTCGGAAGGGCGCTGTCGGCGAGCGCGAGGTGGTCGAGGAGCTCAACCGCATGGGCATGCTCTGCCACCGGACGGCCCAGCGCATGGGCAAGGCAGGCGACGCTGCCGACGTGGTGTGCGTCGGGCTTGACGTGCACATCGAAGTCAAGAGACGCGAGAACATCGCGTGGAAGGCTACCCTTGAGCAAGCCGAGCGCGACGCCCATGGCAGGCCTTGGGTGATCGTGCACCGGCCCAATGGTGGGCGCTGGGTGGTCATCCAACCACTAGAGCAGTGGGTGGCCGACAGCGTCGCAGCCCATTCTGCGGTGATGGAGCGCAGGGACATCATGGACAAGGCAGCCGAGGCATGAAGTTCAAGCACGGCATGCCGGCCATGGGCAAGGTCAGGCAGCCCCTGCCAGAGGGCAAGCGCCTCACGGGGTGCAGATGGACCATCCTTCGCAACAGGTTCATGAGGCACAATCCCCTGTGCGCCAAGTGCGGAAAGGTGGGGGAACAGGTCCATCACGTGATCCCGCGCGCGCAACGACCAGACCTGACC